CCGGCGCTGGGCACCACCTTCCCGATCGCCAACGTGCGGCGCGAGGTGGAAAAGGCCAAGGTGAACCCATCCGAAGCCAACCGGGTGAAGCGGCTGTTCTTCGGCATCCCAACCGGCGCGGTGGAATTCTGGATGGACGACTCGAGCCTGTGGAACGCGGCCGAAGCCGTGGTGGATCCGGCCGAGCTGGTTAACTGCCGCTGCTGGCTGAGCCTCGATCTGAGCGACAAGAACGACCTGACCGCGCTGAGCGCCGGCTGGGAAATCCCGCGCGAAGGCAAGCCGGCGCTGCTGGCGATCAAGACCTGGTATTGGACCTGCGAGGCCAACCTGGAAACCCGGGCGCGGCAGGATGGCATGCCTTATCCGCTGTGGCGGGATCAGGGCTACATCACGGTGGTGCCGGGCGCGATCATCAGCAAGGACTATGTGGCCGAGCAGGTGCGCCAGCTCTTCGCCGAGCAGGATGTGCAGTTCATGGCCTTTGACGTGGCCAAGATCGGGGATTTCCTGGAGGCCTGCGAGCGCATCGGGCTGGCGGCCTGGCGCTTCAAGGGCGCCGATGAACGGCCGGGCCAAGGCCTGATGATGGTGCCGCACGCGCAGGGATCGAAGATCGTTTTCAGCGACAAGCAGCTATCGATGCCCACCAGCATCGAGGCGCTGGACGATGGCTTGCGCGCCGGCACGGTGATCATCGATGCCAACCCGGTGACCACCGCCTGCGCCAGCAACGCCGCGCTGAAGACGGACGCCACCGGCAATCGGTTTTTCGACAAGGCCAACAGCCGCGGCCGCATCGATGGCCTGATCACCGTGGCCATGGTGGCCGGCGCCGCGGCGATGAAGACGCCGAAGGCCAAGAAGTCGGTTTATGAAAAGCGGGGGGTCATCGTGCTATGAGGATCCTCGGCTTTGAGATCCGCCGGGCTGCCCCGGCGCGCAGCGAGCAGCGCAGCTTTTGGAGCCAGGTGCAGGTCTGGCGCCAGCAGCACAATTTCACGGCCAGCACCGATGGCACCATCAGCAGCCCGCGCCGCGCCATGGGTGTGCCGGCGGTTTATGCCTGCGTGGACAAGATCGCCAAGACCAATGCCACGCTGCCGAAGTTCTTTGTGGACGAGCAGGATCCGGACCGGCCGCGCCCGCTGAAGACCACCCCGCTGAGCTACATGGTGGGCCAGCGGCCGAACAACTATCAGACGGCCTACAATTTCTGGCACATCGCCTATCTGCGCAAGCTGCTGTGGGGCAATTTCTATGCCGAGATCCAGCGCGATGCGCGCAGCGGCGAAGCGGTGGCGCTGTTCCCCCTGCTCAGCCAGGACGTGGTGCCCGAGTACAAGGCCGGCAAGAAGATCTATCGCGTGGGCGGCCGCGAGCTGGCGGACGAAGATATCTTCCACCTGATGGCGCCCGGCTTCAACGGAATCGAAGGCCTTTCCGTTATCGCCATGCACCGCGCCACCGTGGAAACCGCCGTGGAAATGCAGGCCTTCACCGAAGGTTTTTACCGGAACGGCGCCAAGTTCTCCGGGGTGGCAAAGCACCCGGGCGAGCTGGGCGCCGAGGCTGCTGCCCGTCTGCGCGAACAGATCAGCGAGATCTGGCAGGGCGCCAGCAACGCCGGCAAGATCGCCGTGCTGGAAGAGGGCATGAGCTTTGAAGCGCTGAGCATGCCGCTGGGCGATGCCGAGTTCATTGCCACCAGGCGCTACGGCGTGGCCGAGATCGCCCGCATGTTTGACATGCCGCTGCACAAGCTCAGCGAGATGGACGGCGCCAAATACAACAACGTGGAGCAGGGCCAGATTTCCTACGTGATCGACTGCATCGAGCCGCACATCGAGCAGGCGGTGCAGGAGGCCAACATCAAGCTGCCTGCCGAGCGCGACCGGGGCCGGGTGAAGTTGCGCATGCCGACCGAAGAGCTGCTGCAGGGCGATCTGCCCAGCCGGATGCAGGCGCTGGGCGCCGGCCGGCAGTGGGGCATCTTCACCATCAACGAAGCCCGGCGCCGGCTGGGCCTGCCATCCATCGGCCCGGAAGGCGATCAGGTGTTCACGCCTGGCAACGCCAACGCGGCGCAATCCACTGCCGGCCAGCTGCCGGGCAATACCGAGGAGTAGGTGATGGAACAGAGGCTTCGCTCGGCGGTGTGCGCGGGCATCGAGCTGCGCTTTGCCAACGATCCGGCCCTGAACGATGGCACGCGCGTGGACATCAGCGCGGCCGATGGCGTGATCGGCTATGCCGCAAAGTTTGGCGTGCGCAGCCAGCCGCTGGGCGGGTTTGTGGAAGTGATCGAGCCGGGCGCCTTTGATGGCGTGCTGGAGCAGGACGTGGTGGCGCTGTTCAACCACGATCCGAATATGCCGCTGGCCCGCACCAGCGCCGGCAGCCTGCGGCTTTCGGTGGACGAGATCGGCCTGCGCTATGAATTCGATCTGGCCGATGACGAATGCTCGCGCCAGGTGGCCAGCTTCATCAACGATGGCCGGGTGAGCCAATCCAGCTTCAGCTTCACCGTGGCCATCAACGGCGATCGGTGGGACCGGATGGATGATGGCGTGATCCTGCGCACGATCCAGCGCGTGGAGCGGCTTTACGATGTCGCCCCTGTGACCTTCCCGGCCTATCCTGATGCCTCGGTGGCGCTGCGCGCGGAACATCTGGCCAAGGCGCAGGCGCAACTGCAGGCCTTCCACCGGCGCGAGGCTGATATCCGCCACCGCGCCCGCGCCCGCGAAATCGAACTCGCCAGCTTCGGCTGAGCCAAGAGTGCCGCCGGGCGAGGGCAGCCCGGGCCAACGGTAGCCGCCCGCAACCGAAGAGGAGAAAACGATGCAGACCATCGCCGAACTGCGCGCGGCCGGCAAGGCCGCGATTGATGCCGCGCGTGAGATCAACGACCGCGCCAAGGCCGAGAACCGCGACCTGACCGAGGCCGAAGAAAAGGACTATGCCGCCAAGCTGGTGGAGCACCGGAGCTTTGAAAAGCGCATCGCCCGCGAGGAAGAGCTGCGCGCCCTGGGCGGCAATGCTGCCAATCCGCTGAAGGTGGCGGGCGAAGAGCGCGGCGATGGCAACATCGGCCTGACCGGCAAGGATGTGGCCCGCTTCTCCATGGTGCGCCTGATGCGCGCCCTGGCCAATCCGAATGATCGCTCCGCCCAGGCCGCCGCTGCTTTCGAACTGGAAGCCAGCGCCGAAGCCGCCAAGAAGGTAGGCAACCAGGGCGGCGAGCTGCGCGGCGTGACCATCCCGAATGAAGTGCTGATCCGCGGCGTGAACGGTGCGGAACGGCGCGACCTCACCGTGGGCACCGCCACTGAAGGCGGCAACACGGTGCAGACCGATCTGCTGGCCACCAGCTTCATCGATATCCTGCGCAACCGCATGTCGGTGATGCAGGCCGGTGCCACCATGCTGGAAGGCCTGAGCGGCAACGTGGCGATTCCGCGCCAGACCGGCGCCGCCACCGCAGCCTGGGTGACCGAAGGCAACGCGCCGGCGGAATCGCAGCAGGCCTTTGATCAGGTGGGGATGGGCCCGAAGACGGTGGCCGCATTCGTGGATGTGAGCCGCCGCCTGATGCTGCAGAGCAGCCTTTCGGTGGAAGCCTTCGTGCGCAACGATCTGGCGCAGGTGCTGGCCCTGGCCATCGATCTGGGCGCGCTGAACGGTTCCGGTTCGGCCGGCCAGCCGCGCGGCATCCTGCAGACCGCCGGCATCGGTTCGGTGGCGATCGGCACCAACGGTGGCCCGGCGACCTGGGATCACATCGTGGATCTGGAAACCGTGGTGGGCAACGCCAACGCCGATGTGCCGACCTCTGCCTATCTCACCAACGCGGCGCAGCGTGGCCGCCTGAAGAAGACGGCCGAGCTGGGCGCCACCAACGGCCTGGGCATCTGGCGCGACAATGAAGTGAACGGCTATCGCGCCATCGCTTCCAACCAGGTGCCGCGCACCCTGACCAAGGGCACCGGCACCAACCTTTCGGCGATCATCTTCGGCAACTTTGCCGATCTGATCATCGGCATGTGGGGCGGTCTGGATCTGCTGGTTGATCCGTTCACCAGCAGCACCACCGGCACCACCCGCTTCGTGGCGATGCAGGATGTGGACAGCGCGCTGCGCCGTCTCGCGTCCTTCGCCGCGATCACGGACGCCACCGCGTAAGCGGCGCTGAGCAATGGGGGCGGGCCGGTAAACACAACCGGCCCGCCTGCCCAGCCGGGAGCTGAGACCATGAAGAGCATCACCATTCTGGATGCCTGCCTGGTGGCTGGTGGGCATGTGGCCGCCGGCGCCGTGCTGGCGATCCCCACCGATGTGGACGCCGAAACGGCCGCCTTCCTGGTGCGCCATGGCCGCGCCGCCGAAACGGACGGCGAAGAGATCACCGATCATGGCAAGCTGAGCGTGGCCGAGCTGAAGGAGCTGGCTGACAAGCTGGGCCTCACGCTGCCGGCTGGCGCCAAGAAGGCTGACATCATCGCCCTGATCGAAGCGCACGGCACCGGCCCGGATCCCGCCGCCGCCTGAATTCCCATCCTGCTGCGCCGATTGCCCCCGGTGCGGCTGGTAGGCGGGGGCTGGGCCTGACCCTGCCGGCCCCCGCCGTTTCCGCTTTCCCCATCCTTCACCGGCGCCGGTGGCGCTGCCCATCCTGAAAGGATTTGCCATGGCCAAGGCTGCTGCCCTTGCGGTGCTGAACGCGCCGCTTGATGTGATTGATTCCTCCACCGAGCTGTATTTCTGCGAAGGCCAGCCCACCAGCCGGGCCGATGCCATCACCCGCGCCGCCGCGCCGGCGGTGACGATGGCCGCCGGTGATTTCGCCATCTCCAACCAGGGCACCGGCCGCCGGCTGACCGTGGCCGCCAAGAGCACCACCGCCAACGCCAGCCGCGCGGTGGATCATGTGGCGCTCTGCAGCGGCACCGAGCTGCTCTATGTGACCACCTGCGCCTCGGTGAACGCCACCAGCGGCGCCAGCATTTCAAGCGGTGCCTTCACGATCGACATGCCGCAGGTGGTGTAACCGCCCGCCCTTCCTGATTATCGGAGGAGGCGCCTGTGCCGATCACCGCGATTGCCGCCAATGGCTGGCAGGCCACCTATGATGGCACGCCGCCGGCTGGGCCGGTGCTCAACGAGCTGCTGAGCGGCGGCACTGCGCCCGGCTTTGATGCCAACGGCGGCGCCATCACCCGCCCGCTGCGCACCGGCCTGCGCATCACGCGGCGGCTGCGCGTGCCGGGCAGCGCCACGCTTTCGGCGGATCAGGTCGCGCTTTCCTACAAGGTGCCGCCGGGCACGGTGATTCCCGGCGTGACGGTAAACGCCAGCGATGCGGTGCCCCCGCCGGTGGCCAACTGGATCAGCCGCCACCGCCGCGTGCTGGGCGCCAATGATCGGCCGGTGCTGGAAGTGACGGCAGACAGCTATCACGCCGGCACGGTCGCCGGTCAGCTGGTGGCCTGCGTGGAGTTCATCATCAACGCCGGCCAGCCCAGCCAGTTGATCCTGCGCACCAACACGGTGGTGGTGAGCCCGGACGCGCTCGATGCCGAGGCGGTGTATTGCTACCGGGTGCAGCTGACCCAGCCGCAATGGGATGCCATCCCCAATGGGGTGGTGACCTATGACTGCAACGTCTATCCCTTCTTCGGGGACAGCAGCTCGGTTGCCCGCACCAGCGATGCCACCGCGCGCGGCTTCCCGCAGTGGAAGTTTGCCCGGCGATACGACATCAAGGATCCGGTGCGGGCCGCCAATGTGCCGCGCGCCTATCTTTCGCCATCGGGTGTGGATGCCACCGGCGTTTACAGCGCGGACGATGCGACGGCGCGGGCCAACCCCTTCCTGACTGTGGCCGGCGCGCTGGCTGCAAGCCGCACCGCGACGATCCCGGCCGGCAGCTTCCTGGCCGCCGGCACGGTGGACGGCTGCGAAATCCGCGCGCTGGCCGGCAGCTTCACCATGAGCGGCCCGGCGGCAAACGTGCCGCAATGGGGCGCCGCCCTGATCTTCACCCGCGCGCCGGAAGTGACGCGGGCACAGGCGATCTACGTGCACAGCGCGGCCTATCGGCTGCGGTTGGGCGCCAACCTGATCAGCGGGTGTGAGTGCGGCTTTGCGTTCCGCGATGTGACCT